AATTAGAAGAAAGCCGCTGAGTAAGCGGCTTTTTAATTATTTGCTTAAAAACAATTCTGCTTCAGCGTTGCGTCGTCGTGTAAGACCAGCAAGGGGTTTTCCATTTGCTTTATCCCATCGCAAAAACTGTTGTGCAATTTCAGATTTAGGATCACCGGCTTTGAGCATTTTAACAAGTGTTGAACTGGCTAAATTACCTGCACCAATATTGTATGTAAGCGAAACTAATGCGTCGAATTCATTTTGAGTTAGCTCAACCTTAATGGCATTTACTGCGTGTTCATAAGGCGCTAATGTTTTAGAAAGTAGTAATAAAGCGGCTTCTTCGTTTGCTAAAGTCTGACCTTGTTTAACTGCGCTCCCATCAGAATATCGCGTTGAGCCAATGCCAATTGTCCATACACCCGCAGGGCATTTATAAGCAGTCAGTTTGCAACCTTCAAACTCTTTAATTAAACGTAAGCCTTTATTGCCAATATTCATTTCTTTGCTCTCATAGAAAGTACCGTAATTAATTTTTGTGTTAAGCGAATCATGTCGTTATCGAGCAGGCGTATTTGGTCGATTAATTCAATCAGCGCGTCTGTTGTTTCGGTAAGGATTGGCTTAACAATTGTCGTTACCCATATCCAAACAAAGTAAACGATATACCCCATGCTACTCGATGCAATGATGGGGAAACCATATTGGTTGATATACTTAGCTAATGCGTCAATATCCATTAGTCCACTCTTGTTTCTTGTGGGTTATTGAAACGCGCTACTTTTTCTTTCTCAATAGGCATATCAAGCGTTTCTGTCATTAGCACGTCTATTTTTACAATGTCCTCTGACATAGCCGTGACACGTTTATCAAGTTGCTTGATGATACCGATAAGGCTTTTAATCTTTTCAAGTACGCTATCAAGCAAAAATTTAATCGTCAGAAATACAAAGTACATTCCCACGCAAGCAGCAGCAATTGGGAAACCTACGTCCGTTGCAAACTGTAAAAATTCCATTACCGACTACCTAGCCACCAAGATAGGAACGAAAATACTGCGCCCACTGTGAAAACAATTCCACCGAGAAATCCCTTGTAACGAGTCTGGTCGCTTTTCATTTCTTCAAGAGTTGCAATTATGGCGTCGAGTTTTTTACCCCGATCTTCAAATATTTCTTCAAGGTTCTCAATTCGTTGCTCTACTTTAGCTAAACGGCAGGCTTCATCAGGCATGGTTTACACCGCTACCGCGCCAGCCATATCAGCTTGTGATGCTACCCAGTTATAAGATTTTTCTAGGAAGGTTGTGCCTGCTTGTGCTTCTACGTCTGCTAATGGTGTGTGGTAGCGTCTAAAGTCAATGTCTTTAGTGTCATCATTTAAAGGCTTGGCTGCATAGCCTACCACGTCAATCATCACTGAGAATTGCGCACCACGTTGGCGACTAATAGACGATGTGACTACTCTAAAATACGCACCCGCAAATGCAACGCCATAATTACTTTCTGCTAAATCTAATTGAATTGCCATTGTTTTATTCCTGTTTTTTATTGGAAGTGGTTAGTACGTCACTTCAGATGTATTTACCGTAGCCACCCATCTTATGCTTGTAGCTGCTTTATACCCCGATGTAATGGTTACACCTTTATTTGTGTTGTCTACTGCAATAGTGGGTTGTGCACCTAGTGTAATAGAGTCTGAGCCGATTGCTGTTAATGCTAAACCACTCACTGCCATTGTCCCTGCATTGTTTGAAACAATACCTGTAATTGTCCAGCCTGCCATGTTTCCACTAGCAGATTGTTTTGCTATGAGCGTTCCCCTAATTGCCATCGCTTGACCAGAAGCTAAAATAATTTGATTGGTTGTTCCTGCCGCACTAGAATTTGAAGTTAAGACTACTGCTGTTGTAGTGGTGGTTGCTGCACGAAGAACCATGTTACTATACTGAGCATCGCCAGCGTTAGCAAATTGACCGCAGGCGTACCCATACTGACCGTATTTAACAGTTTTTACGCCAAAGCCAATTGATACGGATTGTGCGGCTTCTGCGAGATTTCCATATGAACTGTCACCGCCTATTGCTACTGATGAAGTCGCTGTAGCAAAACAATTTCTGCCTATTGCAACACTGTTTGGAGCTGATGCAGAGCAATAAAAACCAATAGCAACACTATATGCACCTTTTGCCCCATAGGTACTCGTATTATTGCCAATAGCCGCAGCGAAACTATCTGTACCAGAAGCATAAGAACCACCTAACGCCATTGCGCCTGCGCCTGTTACTGCTTGAGAGGCTGTGTTACCGGAGTTTCTACCTATTGCAGTAGTATTAGTTCCAGATGCAGTTGCACTAGCCCCCAAAGCTAACGAAACAACACCAGAAGCTATCGCTGATATACCTGCTGCAAAACTTGTATCTCCAGAAGCTGTAGCCGAATTGCCGAGCGCCATTGAATCAGTAAATGCGGTAGTTCCTGCTCCTATTGCTACTGAGCGTATGCCAGTTAATGACGGTCTTACCGCAGAGCTTATTACGTTTTCAGCGTACACCCGCATAGGTTTTTTATCATCAGTTTGCCAGTTAGTGCCGTCACAAACAATAGCTAAACCTTCTCCGGGTTTTAAAATAAGGGTTGGTTTTCCATCAATAGTTTCAGTAGTTGCTGGATCAATAGTTATTGTGTCTGCTCCCGTACCAGACGTATTCCAAATAGTACAAGTAAAACCAGAGCCAAGTGACGCGGCTGCTGTTAAACTGACAGTGAACGTACCAGAAGTACAATTGATAATTGTACCTAAGTCACCAGATACGATGGTATATGCACCTGTTTTGTTTGAGATGGTTTTTGTAGCAGCCGCAGGTGTAGACCATGTGGGCGCAGCCGCACCAGCAGAAGTTAATACTTGACCAGATGTCCCCACAGCGAGCATAGCAGTTGTACCCGATGCCGTTTGATATGGAATTGTACCTGCGCTGCCAGATGCTAAGTTAGCAACAGTTTGCCCAGCCGCAAACGTAATTGCACCCGTCATTGTACCGCCAGTTAACGCAAGATACCCTGTTGCTGGATTTAGATTTGTCCACGTACTACCTGTCCAAACTTTCATAACACTGCTTGTGCTATTCCAATAGAGCGCACCGACAAGTAATGTATTGCCGTCATTATCAACGCTAGGGTCAGCCGTTTTTGAGCCTAAATATCTATCATCAAATGAATCATAACTAGCGGCTGCGGCTGTTGCGCTAGTTGCTGCATTGGTAGCTTGCGTAGTTGCAATGCCCGCTTGTGTAGTTGCGGTTGTTGCAGACGTTGCTGCATTGGTAGCAGAAGTTGAAGCTGCACTTGCTGAAGTAGACGCATTACTTGCTTGAGTAGTCGCAGTCGATGCGCTACCACTAGCACTGCTTGCACTGCTCGCTGCGTTAGTAGCTTGAGTAGATGCTGTTGATGCACTACCCGATGCTGCAGTTGCACTTGTCGCTGCGTTAGTTGCTGATGTGCCTGCCGCAGTAGCTTGAGTAGTCGCAGTTGACGCGCTACTTGCCGCATTACTGGCTTGTGTTGATGCGGTTGTTGCACTTGCGGCTGCGTTAGTAGCTGAAGTAGACGCATTACTCGCTTGTGTAGTTGCCGTTGTTGCGCTGCTTGCAGCGTTCGTAGCAGAAGTAGATGCACCAGATGCGCTAGTCGCAGCATTAGTAGCTGATGTTGCCGCAGCGCTTTGACTAGCAGTACAGCTTGCCACACTAGCCGTCATTGACGATGCGCTAGTTGCCGCATTGGTAGCTGATGTATTTGCCGAAGAAGCGCTTCCTGCTGCTGAGCTAGCACTTGACGCTGCGTTACTTGCTGATGTTGATGCTGCGCTTTGACTTGCCGCAGCAGCGTCAGCAGATACACCGGCATCATGCGCATAGATAGCTGAGTTCGGTGTTAGATGGAAGAAGCCTGTTGCTGTACTGTAGCGAACATCAATAATCGCCCCCGCACTAATATCCCCTGCTTGAATCGGATTACTATCGGTAAGCCGAATTGACCGTACCCCAATGCCATTTAAGTTAATAGTGGAAATATCAGTATTGCTATTTAGCGGTCTGAATACAACCTGTAAGCCATCAGTATAAGTAGTAATGGACGCATCAAGAGTGACAACGTAACTATTAGCTGTACCGGTATCTACAGAAAAGTTTACCGTACCACGTTGAAGTTTAGTTTCATTTGGCAGTAATGCAAAGGCAATACCTGTCGCGGCTTTAACTGCGTTAACGTCTGAGGATTTTGCCAGTGTAATCTGAGCAATATCAGCAGGAGGATTGAACGTACTCATTTTATGTCCTTACGTCATCTCGACGTTATAAATAGCGCGATTATCGATTATGGCGCATACACATTATTAAACTTACTCGTGGCTTATCTGAATTGTTTAACACCCAGTGGTCAACGAGATTATTAAAACTAAATACGTCGCCCACAGGAGTAGTAATAGATTGTCCTTCGTAGTTAAAAGATTGGTCATTATCGGATTCCAAAGGGATTAAATATTTGTCGCAGTAATATTCTGCATGCCAGCTATGCGCATCGTTATGACGATAAACTTGTTTACCAGCAGGGATACGGGTAATTAAAATACCGCCAAATTCTGTTTTGTGAATATCATGTTTTTCACAGATAGTGCGAGTAATCTTAGCGAGTTCATCTTTAAATTTCTGATCGTTAATATAAAAAACGCTATCGTGAATATCATGGAATTTTAATGGGTTTTGCGGATTATAATTTTTAATATCGTTATAGCGAACCCAGATATCATCCACTTCTCTATGTGGTGACATGGACGATTCAGTGCGATATTTAAATTTATTCCAAAGATAATCATTATCGGAAATGAATTGATTAATGCTCGTTACATCAACATGGATACCGGTATTTACCATATTAGGTTTACCAATCAACACGTTATCTATATTTTCTTCATCACATTTATCAGTTGCATGAATACATAGCCAAACTACGCGACCATTAACTGCTTGAACACTATGCTCAATACCTGCTTTGATTTCAATCACAGCAGGTGCAAAATAGGTTTCTTGAGTATCGCCTTGCCAAACAATCGCACATCCTTCAACAAGAACGCTCATATGGTCAAACGTATGAGCGTGTTGCTGTACTTCAAAGCCATCATCAATAATGACCTCTTTGGCGTAAACTCCGCCAATAAAGTGATGTGCTTGTACGTTAAGTCCGTCGATACTCATAACCACCTTGCATGGATAAAATTAGTGATCCGATAAACCCGCAAACAGGCTTACCGGCATTCATCACTATTTTACCAAGTAATCGGCTAAATGTACTGCGATTTTTTACAATGCCAAATTGCTCTGCCATTTCATATGCCCACGCTTGAACAATATAGGCAAATAACGGGATATAAATAGCATGATGACGCAGGAAATTAGCGAGTGGTTTCGCCCACGCATGATAGCCGACAATGATTTCTGGGTTAGTTTCATAAAGCAATTTGCCAAATAGGTTATCAACTTCAATCACATCGTCATCAATATAACCGTACTCGTGCATCAAACTACACATTACACTCATACCACCGCTTTCGGGTTGTTGCGGTTGAGGTGTTTTAAACGAACCGAATTGAGATGCGGTAAACATGGGTAAGTCAGTGTTCGGCATAGATAACATCCCCACTGGTTTATTTTGAGAGGCTTGCTCATACCTTCCAAGTAAACTTTGTCCATGTCGAGATGCTGCGTTTGCTTTCATTTGCTCTAATTGTAAATCTGCTGAAACTGCCATAAAGATACCTATTTGTTTGTTGGAGAAACTAAGGAAGTTGCAGTTTTACCTGCATCACTATTAATTAGTTGTGATCTTGCTGAGGCTGTTTCAATATTATTTTTCTTCATTGCATTTGCCATCATAGTTAACCCATTAGCGTTAGCTGCCTTAGCTGTTTCATTCATATCTGGAGTAAGGTTGATAGCTCTAATACTATTAAGTAATTCCGCATCAATCGTTGCATTAGCTTGTATAACTGTATTGGAAATGTCGCGATCATACTTTAATGTGTCAAGCATCGCTTGATTTTCAGCCGTCAATTGATTGGTTTGTTGCTTTAGCGTTTCACTAAATACCGCTAACTTTTTATCTGACTCTACTTTCTTATCTGCTGCTAAACTATCAATTGTAGCTTGAGTTGCCTTACCTGCAATTTCAATATTACCACTAGTAATGAGTTGACTTAGTTTATTACTATTCTCTCTATTAGAGGTAGCTAAGTTATTCAGATCATTTAACATCGCTGTAGTGAATAAATTTGTAGCATCATTAATTGCTTTTGCATTAGTGCTATCTACTGCAATTCTATTAGTTGCATTCCAGTTTTGAACTTGAATATCGTTCTGAGCCTGTCTATCCATGCTCGTAGCTTTAAGACCAAGTGCATTATTGAGTAACGTGTTTTGAGCAGCCGCATTTGCTTCATTGGCTTTTTGTCTAGTTAATGCGTCTTGTTGCGCAATAGGTAAGGCTTGTTTAATAGCCGCATCGGTAGCAAATCCTGCTGCCGCGCCAGTATTAAGCATACCTCTACGCGATGCTTGTAGATTAGCCGCGTTAACTGCTTGCTGGATATAAGGATTATTCTTAGCTAACAGACCGGCTAGCTGATTCGATACCATTGAATCCGGTGTAACATTGACTTCAGATGCTTTAGCAGCATCAACCATCTTAATAACATCATCGGCTGAATTTGGATTAACAATGGTAGTTGGAGCGCCTACTTTAGCAACATTCAGCATTCCCTTATCAATCATATCCTGCGTAATACCGGATGTGACGGTGCTGTTTATAGGATTACCATTTACATCAAACCCACCGCCGAGTGTTTTAGTATCGAGTGGTGCGGTAGCATTTTTTAATTTTAAATCATTAGCAGTTTGTTGCGCTAATTGATTGGCAGTATCTTGCTCAGTAGCTAATTTTGTCGCAGCGTCTGCTTGGATTTTAGCATCAGCATCGGCTTTTACTTTAGCAT